TCAGGTGACACTGATGAATTAATAGCACTTGAAGATGAAATCAAAGCTGAGCTAACTGCAAAGTTAGGTGAGATGATGAAAGAAGAAAAAGATGCAGAAGCTAAATTCGACGAAGCTGGCTGTAAAAAGAAAATGAAAAAACTTAACGCAAGTGGTTGTACAAAAGAAGATATGAAGAAAAAAATAACTGCTGAGTACGGTTGCAATAAAAGTAAGTTTGAAAAATTATACGCAAGTAGTTGCGGTAGTCACTAAGGAGATATAAATGGCTGGATTTACAAGAGTTAACGGATTAAACAATACTGTTGGAACGATACATTCGCTTACTAACAAAGGTTTTTTAATTACCGTACAAAACGCATCAAATGCCGATATTGATCTTAGAGCAGAGGACGATGCAGTTGATGAAGCAGTAGAGATGATTTTAAAAGAAGTTAACCCTGCGATGTTTTCTGTTAAAAATGATGCCTCAGGTGAAATTCATATTATCACAGATACAAGTTTAACAGCGGCAGACATCCAATCAAGAATTAGAAATCTAGGAACAGCAGTAGGACCTAACAACATTGATGTTACAGGTACTGATGTTAGTGAAGCAACTGCAATAACAATAGTAGGCTAATTTAACTAATTTCCCAATTAGAAAACCAAATAGCGTCTTCGGACGCTATTTTCGTCTATAAATACTAGTATGGCAACTAATAAAAGTTTAGACGGTGTATTAACCAAAAAAGCACACAAAAGAGAAAAGTATGATGAAGCTAACATTGACGCTCTCAAAAAATGTATAGATCCTGAATCAGGCTATTTGCATTTCTGTCAAGAGTACTTTCATATACAACACCCTGTTGACGGCAAGGTATTATTCAACCCGTTTGAATATCAAGAACGCCTATTAGAAAGTTATCACGATCATAGATTTAATATTAATATGTTGCCAAGACAGAGTGGCAAGACAACTACTGCCGCGGCATACTTATTATGGTATGCTATGTTTCATCCAGACCAAACAATACTAATTGCCGCACACAAATATACAGGTGCTCAAGAAATTATGCAACGTATTAGATACGGATATGAACTATGTCCTGATAATATTAGAGCAGGTGTTACAAACTACAACAAAGGTTCAATGGAATTTGAGAATGGTAGTAGAATAGTTAGTGCTACTACAACAGGTAACACAGGAAGAGGTATGTCAATATCTTTACTATACTGTGATGAGTTTGCATTTGTTAATCCTAGTATTGCAGATGAATTTTGGACTTCGATATCTCCTACACTAGCAACAGGTGGTCGTGCAATTATTACATCAACACCAAACTCAGACGAAGATACATTTGCTATTATATGGAAAGAATCACAAAACAAATTTGATGACAACGGTAACGAATCGGAAATAGGTACAAACGGATTTCATGGATTTACTGCACAATGGGACGAACACCCTGACAGAGATGAAGCCTGGATGAAAGTAGAAGTTGGTCGTATTGGTGAGGAAAGATTTAGACGTGAGTATGGTTGTGAGTTCTTAGTTTATGATGAAACACTTATTAACAGTATTAAACTTTCTACAATAGAAGGTAAAAATCCTATTATGAATATGGGGCAAACACGTTGGTATGATAAAGTATCAGGTGACAAGACTTATGTAGTTGCACTAGACCCTGCTATGGGTACAGGTGGTGACTATGCCGCGATACAAGTGTTTGAACTACCAACATATAAACAAGTTGCTGAATGGCGACACAATACAACCCCTATACCCGCACAGATAAGAATACTAAAAGATATCTGTCAATACATTAGGAACGAATGTCATAATGATGGACAAAACATTTACTGGAGTGTTGAGAACAACAGCATTGGAGAAGGTGCTTTGATTGTTATTAGAGATATGGGTGAAGAGAATATACCAGGTATGTGCGTAAGTGAGCCTATGCGTAAAGGCCATGTACGTAAGTTTAGAAAAGGATTTAACACTACACACAGCACAAAGATAAGTGCTTGTACACGTTTAAAGACAATGATAGAGTCAGATAAGCTAGTAATAAACAGTAAAGTATTAATAACAGAGCTAAAGGCATTTGTAGCCAGTGGTAGTAGCTTTAAAGCTAAACCAGGTGAAAATGACGATTTAGTAAGTGCTTGTTTATTGTGTATGCGTATTATGGCAGTATTAAAGGACTGGGATCCAAGAGTATACGAAACTTTCAATCATGCAGATTCAGATGAGGATATAACACCGCCCATGCCTATATTTGTTTCTACAAACATAAGATAAATAGTTATATGAGTAATATGAACAATATATCAGAGGCACTATTTGCTAAGATCAGAGGACGATTTCCTTCTGTAACACTTGGCGATGAAGCTGGCGTTGTAACAGACGAACCAAAACTAGCACGTTTTTTCGATTTTGATTATAAAATTGGTGAAGAGAGTTTAGGTAAAATTAGCATAGCATTAACAGAAAAAGAAGTTGCTGTTATGTACAATAATACGTTTATTAGTGAACAACCTGATAGTGTTAAAAGCAATTGGTACGGTTTCTTAAAAGAGCTAAGATCTTTTTCAAAGAGAAATATGCTTAACTTTGACACACGAGATATAACAAAATCAAATTTAGATAAACGAGATTACGCACATCTTACTAAAACTGCCGGAGAAAAAGCAATGAGTGAATCAAAGATGTACGGCACTAGTAGAACAAGTTTCGAAGACGTTGACAAAGCTAGGCTAGTACTTAAACATACACAACCAGTGAACCAAGAAGTTCCTGGAGCAAGAACACAACACGTACACAGCATATACATTGAAAGTGAAAATGGAGAAAGATACAAATATCCATTTAGACATTTAAATGGTGCAAGAGCATTAGCAAGACACGTAAGCGAAGGCGGAAACTTATATGACGACTTTGGTAAACACATCGTTTCACTCAGCGAAGAGTTATCAAAACTACGTCAATTTAAAACTTATATGAATCGTTCAGCTGTGATGGCAGAAGGTTTATCAGGGTACATGGATCTAGTTAACGAAAGACTAGATACAATCAAAACTGATATCTTAAAATTGCAAAGACCTAATCATTACGCAGAAACATTTAAAAACTTTACACCAGCTGTGATGGAAGAAGTTCCACAAGAATTACAAAACAGTTGGATTGACGAACTAACTATTAGAACTTTTAACGAAGAACTAAAAAGTGTATTCCCATACATTAACAAGTTAGTAAGTGAAAAGAATAAAATTGAAGAAGTAGGTCCAAGTGATATGGGTATGAACAAATATGGTTTGTCAGCTGTACACAAAGGCGGAAAGTTTTATTCTTATAGAGATGGAGAAGAAACAGGTGGACCATTTGATTCAATGGAAGAACTTGCTAAACATCAAGAAGAATTAATTCAAGACGAAGCTATAGGACATGAGGGCGGACAAGAAGCACACGCACATACATTTAAAATGGCAGGCGACTTAGATCAAGAAAGAGGCGTAAGCGATTCCGATTGCAAAGCGGCTGAAGAGGCTTGTAAAAAAGCTGATATTGATTGTAGTTGTGAACCAAGTGAGATGGATAATGCAAGTATCATTGTACATACAATGGCGTCAAAAGATGCAGTAGCAGATGCACTAGAGGCAGAAGGCTTTAGTATTGACGAGCAATTATCACCTGAAGACAGTTTCGAATATGAAATGTCAAGCATAGTGGGAGAACAGGAAGATGCTTTAGTAAACGGCAATGGTAAAACCCAAGAGGCCGCTATTGAAAAACTAAACGGCTTAATGGTGCAAGAATTCCAAGCTGGTGTGAACGGAATGAATGCGATCACAAGTTTGAAGGGAGTCATAGACGATCCTGAACTTATAGAGATGTTCAAAAAACTAGGTCAGAAGGAGTCTACTACAGATATTAGACCTTTGATTACCAAATATGTAAAAGCAAAAGCACCAAATTTGGTTTCTAAAATTGAACAAGGTGAAGAAGCTACACCTACAGAACCTACAGAAGATATCAAAGACAAAGAAGATTATATGGCTAAGAAGAAAGCTATCCAAGATATACAAATGGATCCGCATACACACAAAGACGAAAAACTTAAAAAAGAAGTTATTCGTAAGAAAGCGGAACTAGATGCCGAAGCAAAAGAAAAAGGATTTAAAGAAGACTCAGACGAAGATGGAATAATGCAGTGGGCAAAGAAATACTCACAATACAAAAATGTAGAAGATGATAACCTGATAACAGCGTTATATGATTTTGCATTTGATAATGGCATACCACAATTCCAATTTGAAGTTGGCGAACTACAGGCCGCAGAGAAAAAACTTGGCAAGAAACAAGAGGACTGGGAAGATAAAGAAATTGAAGCCGCTTTTGAAATGTCTCCAATATCAGATGGACTACAAGACGAACTACATAGACTAATTCCAGGTGATGACTTAGAAACAAAACTTGAAAAAATTAGACCAATAGTTGATCAAGCAGGAGTATTTGAAGGCGAAGATGATGACACTATCGATGTTAAAATGAATCCAGATGGTAGCATTGAAAAAGATGACAAGGCAATGAACAACGATGACGAAAGAACACCAGGGGAAAAACTAGAAGAACTAGTTAAGTCACACTACGACTACACTAGCAATAGTTTTCCAAAAGGCGAAACTGCGATAGTTACAGCTTGTGAAAAAGAATTTGGCGACAAGGCAATACCATTTGCTGAGAAGATGATTTCTAGATTAAAGGCAGGTAAAGATCGTGAGATGGAAAGAATTAAACACCTAGCAGGCGTTTAAGACGTAAAGTCACTTTTTTGGTAACATAAAGGTTGACTTTATAAGTATATTAGTGTAACATATAAAACTGTGCTACACTACTAAAAGGCACAACAACAAGCAACGAAGGCTTAACAACTAAATAGGAGGCTTATATTATGGCTACATTAGCAGACATTCGTGCAAAACTAAAAGAGCAAGAAACCCGCACAAGCGGTAATCAATCAGGTGGCGACAACGCAATTTACCCATTTTGGAACTTAAAAGAAGGCGAGACATCAACTGTCCGTTTCCTTCCTGACGGTGACGAAAATAATACATTCTTCTGGCAAGAACGTTTGATGATCAAACTTCCATTTGCTGGAATCAAAGGTGAGACAGACTCTCGCCCTGTACAGGTACAAGTACCATGTATGGAAATGTATGGTGAAACTTGTCCAGTACTTTCAGAAGTACGTGGTTGGTTTAAAGACAAAAACTTAGAAGACATGGGACGTAAGTATTGGAAAAAACGTTCATATGTATTCCAAGGCTTTGTTACAGACAATCCTTTAAAAGAGGATTCAACTCCAGCAAATCCAGTAAGACGATTCATTATTGGTCCACAAATCTTTCAAATCATTAAAGGTGCTTTGATGGATCCGGACATGAATGAGTTACCAACGGATTACACTCAAGGCGTAGACTTTAGAATTGTAAAAACTTCTAAAGGCGGTTATGCTGATTACTCAACTTCAAATTGGTCACGTAAAGATCGTCCATTAGATGAAACTGAGTATAAAGCGATCGAAGATAACAGTTTGTTTAACTTATCTGATTATCTTCCTAAGAAGCCAGATGATGTAGCAGTTGGTGTTATCAAGAAGATGTTTGAAGCATCAGTTGATGGCGAAGCATACGACATGGAGGCTTTTGGTCAATACTTTAGACCAGCAGGCGTAAGTGCAAGAACAGGTGATCCTGTAAAGGCAAGTACTCCAACTCCAGCGGCGGCTCCGACACCAGCGGCACAACCAGTAGCACAGGCAACAACTGAAGCAGTAGCACCAGTTGAAGCACCAGTTACTGCACCTGCAGGTGATAACAACAAAGCGGAAGACATTCTTGCAATGATCCGCAATCGTCAAGGTTAATTAAATTTATACAAGGGGTTGTTTCGGCAACCCCGAGTATATGGATTAAGGAGATACAATGGCTAATAAAGCATTTGACGTTTCTAAGTTTCGTAAAAACTTAACGAAATCTATCACAGGCATGAGTAGTGGATTTAACGATCCGACTGATTGGATTTCGACCGGTAACTATGCCTTAAACTATCTTATTAGTGGCGACTTTCATAGAGGTGTTCCGCTAGGTAAGGTAACTGTTTTTGCAGGAGAATCTGGTGCAGGTAAAAGTTATATCTGTGCAGGTAACATTGTAAAGGCGGCACAAGATCAAGATATCTTTGTAGTATTAATTGACTCAGAGAACGCACTTGATGAAAAGTGGTTACAAGCACTAAACGTAGATACTACTCCAGAAAAACTACTTAAACTAAACATGAGTATGATTGATGATGTTGCTAAAACTATTAGTACATTTATGTCAGAATACAGAGAAATGTCAGACGAAGACCGACCTAAGGTGTTGTTTGTTATTGATAGTTTGGGTATGTTACTAACACCTACAGATGTTGATCAGTTTAACAAGGGTGATATGAAGGGTGATATGGGTCGTAAGCCTAAAGCACTAACATCACTTGTACGTAATACTGTTAACATGATTGGTGCACACAACGTAGGACTAGTATGTACTAACCACACTTATGCATCACAAGATATGTTTGATCCGGATGATAAAATATCAGGTGGACAAGGATTTATCTATGCAAGTTCAATTGTAGTAGCAATGAAGAAGTTGAAACTAAAAGAGGACCTTGATGGTAAGAAAGTAACTGATGTACGTGGCATTAGAGCGG